AGTCGGAACGGCAAGAGTTAAATCGATTCAAAAAGAAAGTGGAGTTTCTGGTCTTTCGGGAACAACTTATAGAGTTTATATTTCTGATATAACTACGGAAACCGCAAAATACATTTCATCTGATGCCAAATCCGTTTATTTTTCAAATGGAACCAATCATTTCTTCGGAGACATCGTTCTAAACGCTTCCAATGAAGCAGAAATTAACGATGTCGAAAATTCTTTGCTTCTGTATCCTCTCGGATCAAGCAACACGAAAACAATCAGAAGTTCCGATGGAAGTTCCGATACAACTCTTATTTTCCAGAGAACAATTCCGAATATCACGATTGACTTAAATGGTGCATTTTCTGTTTCGGTGGCGACATCTAACGAATCTTTGGGTTACGGCACTGGTCTATTGTCTGATATTGATAAACAAACAGTCTTTTTAACATTGAACGAAGCCAAGACCATCTCAATGGTCGGTACTGTTTCGGGAACAAATGGCACAAATACTCTGACCGGAAACGGAACGGCTTTTACCAGATTGAATGTTGGTGATAAAATTCAGATCGCGGACGTTTCCGGAACATTCTTCATTTCATCGATCACATCAGACGTTTTGTTGAATGTAACCGAAAACTTCGGTTCAGACTTTTCTGGAAAGGCTTTTGAAAAGTCATATATCGTTGGAGATATGATCGACTTGACATCTAAAGGAAGCAAGACTGGTGCGACGCGATCTGTTAATGTTGTTTCATCTTCTCTGATGTCATTTGATTTGGATGAAATGTTTGGAGTTGAAGGCATCGGCGGAACTTGCGCAGCATCAGTTTCTTTCTTGGTTTCAAGAAATGCCGCACAAGAAATTAAGAAACAAATTAAGAAAAATCGTTTCGTTAAAATTGATTGTTCAACTCTAACACACTCGTTGACTTCCGCAATCAATTTAGGTTTCACGGATGTAATCCGAATTCATCAGATTCGAAAACATTCTTCTGCGTTTACTTCTGACTCAGACGGTACAATCGTTACAGACCAATTTTTCCTAGATAACGGTCAACGAGATGACTTTTATGATCATGCGAAAATCGTGCCAAAAAGTTCAATCACTCTAACCGCATCAGATCACTTATTGATTGAACTCGATTATTTCGCTCCAGACTTTTCTCAGGGTTTTGGATATTTTTCGGTAGACTCATATCCAATTGATGATACCGCTGTATCCAGTACCACAATGTTTACTCATGAGATTCCATTTTATAAATCAATATTTAATGGGAATGAGTACAATCTTCGTGATTATATGGACTTTAGATCATTCAAACTTTCGTCGGCTAATGATTCCACAAGTGTTGCGGGTGCGTCAGTTAATCCATCAAGTAATATTGGTTTTGCTCAGGAATCCAATGGACTAAGACTTCCATATCCTTCTTCAAGAATTTTCATTGATTATTCTTATTATCTCGCAAGAAGAGACGTTGTTACACTTGATAAAAACGGACAATTTGGAATCGTTCGTGGAACTTCTGCGATCAATCCAATCACACCATCTTTCTCAGAAAATGTGATGGGTATCGCAGACATTTATATTCCACCATATCCATCTTTATCTATAGCATACGGTCGAATTCTTAATAAAACCAATTTAGCGTGTCGAGTTAATCGAATTACTTTTGCCAGACACACTATGCGCGATATCGGAGTATTAAAGAATCGAATCACGAATCTAGAATACTATTCAACAATTTCTCTTTTAGAAAGAAAAGCTGTCGATCTTCTTGTAAAAGATGCCAATGGTCTTGACAGATTTAAAAACGGGTTCTTCGTTGATGGGTTCTTCGATCATTCACTTGGACAAACCTATAACTCGGATTATAAAATTGCAGTTGATCCAAATGAACAGGTTATTAGACCATTCTTCAGAATGGAATCTTTCATGTACGACTATTTTGAAACTGGTTCTTCTAATATTCAAAAGACCGGAAATCTTCTTACATTGCCTTATACAGAGACAGTGTTTCTTGCTCAAAATAAAGCGACATCCTATAGAAACATTGAGCAAAGCGTATTCAGATTTATCGGAAATCTTCAATTAACACCCGATACTGATGTGTGGTGCGACACGACCACGGTCGACAAAACAATAAATCAAGATTTTTCGCTTGACTTACCAATTTCTGCACTAGAAACTGAGTGGGGTGCGTGGGAAAATCATATCATAGGCTACAATGTATATCAACAAAAGGGTCCATGGACCGGTTTGAAGTTGGTTGACGGTCAAATTAACTCTGATGCCGAATTAAAGGGAACTTTTAATGACTATCTTTCGGCATTACAAGCGACTAGAAGTTATGCGGGCTACAAAGATGGAAAACCGAGCTATTTAGGAGACGCGCATTCCAATGGTGTTCTTGAAACGATTTCGGAAGATCGAAGAGTCGGAATCAAGACAACTATGGGAACGGAAACTTCTGTAGAAGAGTTGGGTGCATTCACAACGGATGTTTCGCTTGTTCCTTATATCAGACCGCAAATTATTCGACTTTTCTCTAAAGGCGTCAAAGCCAACACAAGATATCATGTCTTTTTCGATGGCGAAAACATGAATGATTATCTGGCTCCAATGGTTATTCCAGAAGAAGGTCCAGATTTTGCAAATCAGTTTTTAGCAGAAGGTTCGCCTTGGAGATCAAACGAGTACGGAGAATTACTAGGATTTTTGAGAATTCCATCTTCTGGAAAACGTTTCAGAGTTGGAACTAGAGAAGTCATTATCACAGATTCACCGACTAATGCTATTGATGCAACATCATACAGCAAATCATATTTTGTTGCGCAGGGATTGATTCAACAAAAACAGAACACGATTATTTCTACAAAACACACTGTATTGAATAAAGAAATCGTAGTTGATTCAAGAAGTGTCAAGAAAGTAGAGATAATGGGACCATCTTGTATGGCGTATTCTTTCATGGTTAAAGCTCCGGAAAACGAAGATGGAGTTTTCTTGACATCTGTCAACGTTTATATTGAATCGCTGCATCCTACTCTTGGCGTATGGTTTGAAATCAGAGAAATGAATTCCGCTGGTGGTATCACTCGTACTCAAGTCCCATATTCTGAAGTTTGGATGAAAAGAGACGATCCTAGATTAGTAACTACATCTGACGGTTCAACACCTACTGTTGTTAATTTTGATTCTCCTGTTTTCTTAATGAATGATACTCAATATGCATTCGTTATCCACACTGAAGGTTTGAATCCGGATACATATTTTTGGGTTTCTCGAATAGGTGAAACCGACATTGTTACTGGACAGCAAGTTACCGGAAGACAGCTAACGGGTAATGTATACACCACAAACAACAACTTAAATTGGGATATTGTTCCTGATATTGACTTGAAGGTTCAATTCAATAGAGCAGTGTTCAATACAGGCGTAACGGGCGTCGCTAAATTAAACAACAAATCTCAAGAATTTTTTGATTTGTTTGAACCCGTTGGCGGCGACTACGTTTTATATGGTGAAACTGTAACGGGAAGTGAGAAATTTACGATTGAAAATCTGGATCCAGAAGCAGTAGATGTTATTGAAATTGGTGACACTATCATAGGGTCTTCTAGTTTGATTGAAGCTGAAATTGTAGGAATTTCGGGAAGTGGATCTTTGCTGATGACAGACAAAAACGGATTTGAAGAAGACGAAGCGTTTACTATAACAGGAAAAGATGTGACGGGAACGATTTCTAATATTCAGTATGGTATCGCTAAATTAAATTCATATGACAGAAGAACAAAGAAAATTCATTTGATTGAATCAAACGGCTTATTCTTTGAAGACGGAATCATAACTGGTAGTAACTCAGAGATATACGCCAAAATTGATACCATTAGTCGTTTTCCTTATTCGACTATTAACTATAATCCAACGTTCTTGAATTTCACTAACACAAGATGTGAATTTCAACTAAGAGGATTGAAATCAGCAGACGATACTTTCGGTTCTTATTACACAACTCTACCACATTCAAACTTCTTTTTTGATTCGGAAAAGAGCGTTCTTTCTCGTTCTCTTGAAATGGATATACTTTCAGGAGAAAGATCGGTTCAATCTTTAGCACAGTTTTCGTCGTCAAGCAATTGGGTTTCTCCTGTAGTCGATTTATCTCGAACTCATGGAGTGTTTGTCAACAACATTATTAATGATGATGATACAGACGAGGATAAACCAAATGGTGGAAACCTTCAGAACAAATATATTTCAAAAATTGTAACCTTGGCAGAAGGACAAGACGCAGAAGACTTAATTGTTTCGTTGACCGCTTATTGTCCGCCAGGAACAACAGAAAAATTTCCAGTAAAAGTTTGGGCTAAAATAAAGCATCGCGAAGATGAAGACCAATTTTCGGAAAAACCTTGGATAGAACTCGAAAATGAGGCTATTGGTATTTACTCTTCTTTGGCGAATAGCGGAGACTTTAAATCGTTTGACTTTAAATTTCCTGCTTCGATGATGACTGGTATTTTCGATGAAGTTCAATATGAATCGAATGGAAACACGTTTAGCGGATTTAAACAATTCTCTGTAAAAATAGGACTACTCGGAACAAATTCAGCGATCATTCCAAAAGTTGGTGATCTCAGAGTGATAGCACTACAGATGTAATATAATGAAAGAAAATAGAACGGAAATACCGGGGTTATACAAAGACGAACAGAGTGGCGCATTGATAAATAAAGATAATGCGTCTTTGTTAGCGTATAAGAAAAGAAAAGAGATGGATAGAAGAATTCAATCCATAGAAAAAAGATTAGAACATGTCGAAAAACTCTTAAAAGTTTTCGAAACTCGCACTGGAGACAATCGTTGATTCCAATATTGCTGTCAATTCCCGGAAAATTAAAAACGTTAATAGATCGTCTTACTCTTGCGCGTGCACAAAAGATAGACGAAATTACGCCGGAAAGGATGAGTCGACTAGACGCAACAGTTTCTTCTCGCGCACCAGCATCAACCGCATTAACAAATGCGACTTGGACAGATTTAAGAGCAGCAAATCTTGATGAGATTAATGCAGCGAGAATGATCAAGATTGATGCTATCCCAACAATAAATGCCGATGCAGCGGCAATAAATGATAAATTGACGACACAACGCGCAGCAAATCTTGACACTATTCCAACTATAAATTTTGATATCGTTCAAATCTATACAAAAGTTAGTGGTCTTAATGGTACTCCTTTTCGTATAACTGGAATAAGAAGAGGGTCTATACGTTTAGAAGACGGAGAATTTACGGTAGATGTTGCTATTTCGTCAACGAATTGGAATAAATCTTCTATTTCGATTACTGGAATAAGTGGAACCGGAACAAGCGCAA